AAAGCGCCTTGTGCTAATGCAGCATTGTTTGCTGATAAAGAATTTGCAGTATTAGAATTATTTGAAACGTTGGTATACAACTCAGTAAAATTGTCATTTGATTTGACAAATGCGGCTCTTAGTGTATCACCTTTGCCATCATTTGCTCTAATACCAATATTGATTGTTTGTTTAGACATTTATTTCTCTCATTTGATGTTTATTGGTTTGCGGCCTTGTTAATTGTCAAGACTTCATTTAATGTGTTGTCAACTTTAGCGTCAACTTTATCGACAGTCATAAAGTCAATATCTGTAGATACTCTACCAACAGCATCAACCTCAACAAATTTCAATGGGTTCAAATTGTAGGTGGTGAAGTTATAGTTTGCCAAAGTATTAATACCGTATATAGGTTTATCGGATACAAAGTTTCCTGTTAATGCTTTTAATCTAAGTAGGTTATCTGTAAATTGCACAACAATACCAGTTGCTGTTGCATCATCTGATGTATATCCTTGATATACTTTTTCGCCGACTTTATATGTACCAAAACCAGAACTCAAATTCAAATTGAATTCAACAACATCTTCATCGGTAATTAGGTTGTATACTGAAACAAATGCACGATTGATAACACCGGTTTCGGAAGTCTTACCAAATACAAAACCTTTGACTGTAAAGTTTAATGTCCAGATAATCATTCTGGTCTCATTCTCTCTACCACCTTCGTAAATAATATCATGTGAAGTAGAATTCAAAATTATTGGTACTTCTTTAACAATACCCATTTCAGGAATCAAATTCAATTTGATGGTGTAGTCCGGCGTAAAATATGGCAGTATGTGTTCGATAATTTGTGTACCGTCTTCAATGTTTCTTACATAGATGTATAGATTAAAATCAAAATTATATGGTACAGGATTATATTGTCCGATAACTCCAGTTGCAACATTTGTTCCTGCAAAATTTTTAATGTTGGTGTTTTGTTTTCTACTTGAATCATATGTAAGACCGGCCATCTCAAATGACATTCTTGGTAGAGTTGTTTGCACTTTTTTATCCAGTGTCAAATCTTCTTCCAAACGCATAACATATCGTTCTTTGCTTGCATATGCAATAGGAACAATGAACCTTTCAGATTCGGTGTTGTCTGTTTTGAATCTGTAGAGTGTTATGTTGTCGAAAAGATTGCCAAATCCAACAACCAATTTTCTGATGACACGATTATATGTTGACATTATATTTTTCCAAACGGATTAGTTTCTGTAAAATCTATAATATTGTCAGCATTTTCAGCCAAGTAATCGTTGTCGTAGGCTTCATTTCTTGTACTGTCTTTTAATGGATTGAACGATGACAAATAGTATTCTGCATTGCTTGTTGCACCAATGATTGCAACATTGTCAGTGAATTCACCAGCAACATTCGTCACTTTTAATATGTCATCAACAGTGTTCCATTCCTGAACTATTGCAACCACAGATGCGTTTGCTTGTGTTCCGTCTGTAGACTGAAATACAATTTCTCTAGGCTGATATGTTCCTGTTCCAACACCAGTGTTCAAATCTATTGTATAACTTGATTGAATCATCACATCATCAATATCTTCCACACCAGTATCAATAACTTCTTGTGAGTACTTGAATTTCTCTAGTTCCAATTCATAGAAATATGGAATCTTGCGGCCTAACATGAAGAAATCTTTGGTTTGATTGGTAAATTTAATTTCAAACAATTCACCATTACCATTTAAGAATGGCACATAGACCAAGTCACCTTCACGGGGTCTATTGAATCTGTCTTGTGGTACTCTTTGAGAGAAAGAACGTTTTGACAATATGATATTAATATTGTTTTTAATCTCAAGACCGAATTTTGAAAAAAATTCTCTTTCGCCACCATATTCCATTGAACTGGATAGATAGAATTCAATTGGAAATGCAGAACTGAATTTCTTAATTGGGTCTTCACCATAAAGAATGTCTCTATCTTCTTCATTTTCAATAGGCAGGTAGTAGGCGTCAAATCCTTGGATTTTAATACTTTCTACAATCAAATCTTCTATTACTCTCTGCTCAGCAAGAGAGTTATAGTTATTAAAGTAGACATTGGTTGCCATATTAGTTCATGAACATTTCTAGTGGTGCACCGTACTTATCACCGATTTCCAAATGTAGTGCATCAATCTCTGCTTTGGCTTCTTCATAAATCTTATCACCATTCAACATGACGCCACCAGGTAATTGAATGCCACTAAACTTTTTAAGATTGTTACCCCATGAACGCTTGATGAGTGCTGTTGCATACTCTTTTAACCAACGGTCATTCCAGGCCTGAGTGTAAACATCAGGATTAATGGTTGCATAACATTCTGCAATCACGGTTGTACCTACTGGTGCCTCGCCATGACCCCATGCCCAATCAATATACAATCTTTGCATATGTCTTTGGAATCTAATAGGAACCTCACCAGAGAATAGTTGTTCCAACATACGTAGGTGTTGCAATGTCATTGTATAATTGATGTATGATGCGGAGGTGAAGTCATACAATTCATTTAAACGTAGTTGATACCTCAAATCAAACATATTGACTTGAGATTGTGAATCTGAAACGGGAAATATTCTGGTTATACCAGCAATCTGTAGTACATTGTTTGATGAATCTTTAGCCTGAGATATGTCCAAATATCTATTATTAACATCTGTCTGGTCAATTTTTTTAATATAATAAACTTTTTGTAGGCCATCAAAATGGTAATCCTGCCAGTATTGTAATGCATCATCAATACGGTCTTCTACCTGGTCATCATCAACGTTGATTTCGATTACTGGAAATCCTAACCTACGCAAGCAATAGTCTTTGAATGCCGTTCTTGTTATGATTGTTTTTGCCATTATATCCCCCTAATAAGGATATTTATGTTTCGTTCCACTTGCGCTTTATAAATCTGCTGTATATGTGGCTGGATAAGCTCTAGTCACATCGCCAGGTCTTGTGCCTGACCATATAAATCTGACACCACCTGTGTTACCTGATCCACTATAAACTACACCACCACCAACTACACCGCTTCCTTTTTTAACTGCACCGCCGCCGCCACCAAAAGTGCCACCAAAGACTCTATCGGATGTTGTGCTAGTAGTAAATCCTGCTGTTCCAGAGGTTGAACCTGTTGCTCCACCGGCCCGGCCGCCACCGCCTGCATCTGATGTGCCGGAGGTTTGAAAATATCCACTTCCACCGCCACCAGCGCTAACCAAGTTGGATGCGGAATGTGCTGGTTTAAGTGAATTTCCTCCTCCACCAGCAGAACGATATGATTGAGTAGTTGTTATATATGCACATCCTCCACCGCCAGGTGCACCGCCACCATATACGCCGCCTGCACCATCAGACAAATCTCCCGAACCATCGGAACCACCATAACCACCTTGGCCAGCAACCGATAAATCACTCACAATTTTTCCAAATCTACCGCCTGTGCCGCCATTACCATAGTAACCACCTGCGCCACATCCACCCCATGCACCCACTTGTGTTCCGTTTGCGCTGCCACCTCGGCCACCACCATCACCAACAAAATTTCCACCAACCACGTTTGCAGATGCACCTGATGAACCACTTGGTCCGGTGCCACCAAATCCTGCTACTGTTGATACATTGATAAAATAACTATTACCTGTTGTGTGTATTCCTGGATACGCATCGGGTGAAACGTTTGCTGTTACTCTTGCTTGTCCTGCACCAACAACTACTGTATATGATACACCTGGTGTAACAGGAATATTATTTTTCCATCCTAATCCACCACCACTACCACCAGCCATTCTTGTCGCTCCACCACTTTGACTCATAGCACCACCAGCACCGCCGCCACCAATACAAACAACAGAAACATATTCAACACCTTCGGGCGCAGTCCAACTATATGTTCCCGGTGTAGTATATTCTACTTGTCCCGGAGCAATACCATTTAGAGCAGTAATATATGAATTTGTAAGAAATCTCATGTTCTTGTATAGTATAATGTGACTTTTAATCCAGCAGCACCAGTTCCAGCAACATCAATATCCATAGTTATTTCATCATCATCAGAAAAAGTGGTTGTTGATAATACGGCCGGTGTTGCAGCAGTTGTACTTGTTTTTTCATTTGCATCAATTGTCAATTTTGTGGTAAAAATAGTTGTGCCGTTTTTGTTTATATCAATCGTGGGCACTCCCGAAGTGCTTGCAGTAGCCAGTGAGGCTCTTGGTATTTGATTTAGAGTCATTGCATGAGGTGCTC